ATGTCTCGGTAGCGGACAGCACAGATTCCGCAAAGGGGATCTACGTTAAAATCGACTCCTAATAAAAGTGGGGCGATAGATATGTCCTCCGCTTCGGTAGAAATGTTGGAATCTGAAAAGGAGACTGCAACGAGACCCGTGAGATTCTCGAAACTTGCCTCGAACTCCTGTTTAAATGTTCTGGTATCTAATTGGGCCTTTGCTGCTTCGACTTCTTCTTCGGGAACATTACCCCCTTCTATTGTTGTGAAGCTCCAGCGTTTCCAGTCACCTGTTTCATCTTCTGGAACGTAGCACCATAAATCGTAGAACCATGAAGCCGTTCCATCGGGGGTGGATATAAAAAGTGCCCAACCCTGTTTATCTGCGAGGGCTGGTCTGATTACTTGGAACCATACATCGGAATCCATGAAGGCTGCTTCGTCAAGTACTACTCCAGCGAGGCTTCGACCACGCAGGGTTGTTGCGTTTTCGGTTCCCTTGAGTTCGATTAGTGATCCATTGATTAGTTCGATTTTGAGGTCGGTTTCGTTTTTGGATGCTATCCATTCTCGTGGGATGAGTTTCTTTATTTCTTTCCAGGCGATGTCTTTTGCCATGCGATAGGTTGGGGCACAGTAGAAATATGTTTCTCCAGGGCGATCTATTGCTGCTTTTAGTAGTTCGATACAGGATAAGTATGATTTTCCAAATCTTCTGCCAGCTACTAGGACTCTAAATCTTTGTTTTGCGTTGAACACCTCCCCCTGTGCCCATCTAAGTGATAATTTTTCGTCTGTTTTTGTGCTCATGTAGTAAAGAATAGCCCAAATATGAACAAATTTCCGTGTTTTAGTCGACTAAACCATGTTTTTAGGGTTATTATTCAAGTATTAGTATTTATTTAGTCCGTGGCTCAAGCATACTATCGACCAGATGTAGACAGTCCAAACGCTCCGTTGGGTGGTAAGGTCTGTGGAAGAAGAAATCCAGATTCAGTTATTGAAGCTAGGAGACAAAGATTGTACAGTCGTCAGCTTGAGGGCTTGACTACTAGACAGTTGGTACTCGATCACGCAACCAAAGAGAATATTGGGGTTGATACAGCGTGGAGAGACTGGGGTAAGGTCAAAGAATGGAACGATGAGGACTGGGAAAAGGATAGAGAGAAGATGGTGGCACGACTCCAGGGGATGAGAATGAGACTTTTCAACAAGGCAATGAAAAGGGGTCAGCTTCAGACTGCTGCTCAGATATTGGATTCGTTAGGCAAAGTGCTTGGGGAAAGTGAAGAGACAATTAATCTAAACACTCCACAGCTTTCTATAAGCGTAGAAGGAAAGAAAAAGTAGTCTTAATTTGTAGATTTATCAGTAGGTTCGGGGCTCTTCTAATAGGTAATAAAATTTTTGCTACCCTGCCCCTGCGGTGGCCTGTGGGTGTGGTGGACTGTGCGTGTGGTGTTCGGTGCGTGGGGTGTTGGTGGGGTGTGGTGGCCTGTACAAATAACAAACAATAAAAAACCCGCACGGGGCGGGCGTGGTGTATTGTGTGCGGGCGTGGATTATTTCGTTTGGGTTGGTGGGGTGGTGTAGCCTTCGATATGTTCGGGCGCGTAGTAGCTCGCACCAAAAAACAAAATGATAAATAATATCATAGCGAAAAAGCCTTTTTTGTTTTGAATCCTTATGGATTGTGCGGTTCGTACTTTGTTTTGTGGTTGTGTCATGTGTTTGTGGGGTTGCTATGAGCTAAGAGAATAAAAACAACTAATTATCTTTTATTTTTAAAAATAGTTTTAATTGTTTTTCGCCGTTGTAATAACTTATTTTGTGTGCTGATAAGTCATAATTTTTTGGCATTTGTGCAAGCCATTTGATAAGTTCAGAATTCATAATTAATTTACAAATTGGAAATAAGTATCAAATAATTTTTTGGCCTTTTGATGTTGGCCTGTGTTGGTTAGTCGTTTAACTTCTTCTAAAACTTTAGTTTTAAAAATTTGTTCTTTAGTTTTCATTGTGCGAGCTCCTTTACTCTTGATACTTTAGAAAATCCATAAACAAACATTTGTTTATTATCATCAAAAAATCTTGATGTGTCGGGAATTGTGCGAGTTGGTGCGGGTTTGGTGGGGTCGCTTGTTTCGTAACACTTCCAAACACCTTTATTGTTGTAGTTCCAATTTCCACTTGGTAGAAACAAGTACTTAAACTCATCAAAACAATCTCTTTGAAAAAATTCTAAAACACCTTTATGTTTTTGCGGTTTGACACTTTCCCAAGATTCGGGGCGGTCTATATAGTACAAAGTTTTTAAGACTTGTTTGTTATTAATCATAGGGTGCTTTTCTCTATTCCAATTTTGGCTAGATACTAAAGAACTAATATCTCCATTTGATATTAAATTTTGTACTTTTTCGGTGGTGTCGAAAAACTTTTTTAAAAAATACCCTGTGTGTTCGGGGTATCCATCAAAATGACAATAAACAGAATTAACTGTTTTATCTTCGTTTAAGATTCCGATAACTGATCTTGTTGACATAATTAATTTGTGGGTGAAATTTAAATTAGGCTATTGCCTACCCTAATTATAACATCTATTTATATGTAGGCTAGTACAATATAAGAATAAAAACACATAAAAACCGAATAAAAAACGGTGAGATTAATAAGACTAACAACTAAAAAACCTAGTCATAGCAACACTTCTTTAGTCTTAAGTTAATAATCATATAATTTAAAAAGTACTACAATACAAATACACCTTAACAGATTTAAAAATATAGGATTCTCAATTAGTCTCATTTGAGATTTGAACAATAAAAAACCCCGCTTTTGGCGGGGTGTATAGTGTGAATTAGTATCTTAACTCATAAAGCTAGACATAATTCTTTAGCTTTATCTATTAATAAACTATTCTTTCCGTAATAGTTCTGTTCCATTCTTATTCTAGCTCTTGTTGACTCATCTTTTATATTACTAGCCCCTTGCTGATGGTTGTAATAGTAGTTAATTCCATTACATAACGAATATGATGTACGGCCATTTTGTTCAAATTCTTTTTCTAAATTCTCTTTAATCTGTTTAACCTCTACTAAATCTAAATAGTTTTTATCCCTTTCTATTTTTAGTGTTCTATCAATACAAACTTTTTTATTATTCCATTTATCAAAATATAATCTTTCTAAAACTTCTTTAACTTGATTATCTGTTATCTCTTTGCGTACCATTAATTTGTAATCCTCTATTGACTTTGTAAACTCACCCTTTTTAAAATCAATAATTTGATTAATTCGGGCTACATTGTCATTAATAGATTTTGTATGTTTAAAAACTAACGGGTTAGAATCTTTTAATTTATTCATTTGATTAAAACAAAACATCCTGAAGTGAATAAAACTAATATGACAACTAACACTAGAATCGTGACTAGAAACAATTACTAATCTCAATTTGTGGGGATCATCTTGTTTAACATCCTCTACCGCACCATCTACAGCAAGATTAAAAACAAACCTTTTATCATCAACATTCATTATTGATTCTATAGTTGTGTTCCCTCTTATCTCACTAATTAATTTTTTAATAGTAGATAATTGTAGTGTGGTGTACTGTAGCTTCGGAATATTCAAAAGATTATTATTTTGATTATTAATAATCGCTTGGTGATCCTTAACCTCTATCAACTCACCATTTACACCTTTATAAAATAGGGGTGCTTTGACTGCTTCAAAATCTAGCCCGTTATTTTTCCATATAATATCTAAATCATTTTTAAAAGTATCATCAATAAATTTTGACCCTTTAAAAATAGTCTCATTAGATGAGTTTTGGTAACCTAACTTTTCCGCAGTTAGTTGGTTGTTGATGTTGTTAGAAAATTGCTCATTAGAAATACTTAATGTATTTTCTAATTGATTTTTGAAAAGTTCAATTTGATTGTTCATTTTAATTTTTGGGTGTAATTGAAAATCAGCACTATATAGTACTACTAAAATATTACATTATAAATAGATAAAAGTAAACCTATATTGACTATTTTTCTATATAAATTATCTTGAATTACTAGCATTTTTGACTAGGTATTTTTACTCATACAATCCACTGTGCGTCTTTTGGTTTTTTCGTGGTGTCTACTGCGTGGGGTCAGATTTCGCACGATTTCGCACGGATTCTTGAAAATAACTCGATTTTTGGCCAAAATCTTCAAAAAACAAAAAATACACGAACCAACAAAATAGCTCCTATGAATGGCCGATTTTCAAATTCTCAGAATTCTTACTAAAAATAAAAAGTGAGAAAAATTTTTTGCAAAAAAGCATATAGTGTACTACAATAAAAGAGTTCACTAATCCACAATTAATTACTGAGGTGTAACTTATGCCAAATTGGACATACAACCGAGTCCGAGTTAAAGGTGACGACTCCAAAACAATACAAGAAGTCAAAGAACTTTTTGAAGGTGAAAATCCTTTTAATGCTCTAATACCCGAACCAGACTGGACAGTAACTCCACTTTCTGAACTACACGAAAACAACTCTATTTCCGTAAAAAGGGGAGAACTTGGAGAACTGCCTGTGCAGCCCGACCCAAATGTAAAAGGGTGGGATTGCCCAAAATTTGCCTCTACTGGTCAGCAAGATGATAGATGGTATGACTGGAGACTGAAACACTGGGGTACGAAGTGGCCAGCCTGTGAAGTAAAAATCACACAAGACGACACAGACTTCCTTGAAGTTACTTTTGATACTGCGTGGTGTCCACCAGAAGAAATCTGTCAGGCATTACGATCCAAATATGAAAATAAATCTGAGCAATCTTATAGCAACGGTTTGTTTATTTCCGTCAACTGGTTTTACGAATTAGAAGGTGAAGAAGGGTGTGGTTACTTATGAACAAACAACAGATTTATACCGCACTGGACAACATGGACAGATTCGGGGGTAGCTTTGTAGCTTCCCTCGCTTTTTGCTATTCACAGGCCGATCCAGATAATCAAACCATACTGTTTAATGCGTTTGAAACCACCTTTATTAAATACGCTAATTTCAAAAATGAAGATTAAACCGTACTATATTCTACTCAAGTGGAATATGAAGCACCCCGAAAATAGAAATCGTACCAGCTTGTACGAAATATGGAAAGAATACTGGGAAGATTACAACTTTGATAGTGTCTTGTATGAAGTAATCGAATTTCACGACTCTCTTAGTGAAGCTAGAGAACATAAAAGGAGATTATTAAATGGATAAAAAGAAAGCAACTGATTTTATTCAGAAGTTACTTGTTTCTAATGAAGATAAAAAACCAGAAGAGCAACTACAAAGAAAAGACATTGTTGACATTCTTGTAGTAGATCACAAGATACCCGAAAGTACAGCTTACAGGTATTATGCTGATTCTCTTAGGGAATACGAATGGGAACAAGAAAAGTCAGGCGATCCAACACGAATAGATAAGAACAAAAAAGTTCTCGACCAAGTGTGGGATATAGCACAAAACTACAAGTTAGTTGAGGAGGACAACGAAAGATACCTCGCAACGATCCAGATATGGTCAAAACTATCCACCCGATTTAGAAAACTATGATTTTCAACGAATCTGAAACCGATACAATTCTTAGTGGATTGTACGAATTACAAACAAACCATGAAGTTAATGATGCTTACTGGTTAGATATACAAAAACTTATTAACAAAATTAAGGAGGAAAACTAATGGACTCATTTATGCACAACCATCAATCCGCACTGGACAGCCAGCGTGAAGATGATGCGATCCAATATTTACAGGACACTGGGGTTTACCCCGATCCTGATGATAAATTTTTTCCTATGGAGACTGATTATGAAATGTAAACAAGTTGATATAGGAGACAAGTGTATCGAATGTATGCGATCCACTGTGTTTGGTACAGGTCTATTTGTTAATAGACTCCCTGCCGATAACGATAAGTATATCGGTTATTTATGCCCCGAATGTAATTTTCACGAATGTGATAGGTGCAATGAAAAAATTTATTGTGATGAAGATGTTACTGCTTATGACGTTTATCAAGAACATAGAGATTTTTCTGATGGGGCATATCGTGTACATGAAGAATGTCTAACTGAAGAAGAGAAGAAAAAGTTTGATGAACTTTGGATAGAAGAAGAGTCAGACTATGAAAAATATAAAGATGACCCTAGAAATCTTGCTAACGATCCAAGATTTAAACATTTACAAAAGGAGGATAGTAATGAAGATTCTTAAATTTTCTGATGAACAATTTGACAACTTACAGAAGTTTGTCGAAAAAGAGTGTGATTATGTAAGTGAAATTGCTAGTGAATATATTGATAGTGAAATAGGTAATGAATTAATAGAGGATAATAAACCATTATTTGACCTACAACAAAAATTAAATGATGCTGTGAAGGACAGTACAAATGACTAACGATCCAAAACAAAATAAGGCTGATATAAAACTCAGTCTTAATAAAGAACAGTTAGATTACTTAGAGCTTATACTTCATAACCATGAGTATGAAGAAAAAGATAGGTCTTTAATAGATCAGCTTGAATATAAGTTTTATGAAGTAAAAGAGATTTACTATAAAAATCAGTTACTCAGATTAGACAACAGCTAATTCTTTTAGGTTTTTGTGGTAACGATCCACTCTATCTAGAAAAATACTTTCTGATCCTCGCAACTCTAGGTTGTTGAGGATTTTTATTTGAGGTTTTCCACTCCTACGAGCTACTACGACTGCTCCGTACTTTGGTTTTATGCCTGTTAGATGGTGCAAGCCAAGACTATACGCTCCAAGTTGATGGCAAAATTGCTCAATCATGTCATCTGAGCGAATTTCTTTGGCAGTTTTCCAGTCCACTATGAATGGGCCGTCTCCATCAATATCCAGTAAAGCGTCTGCTGTGCCAGCAAAACCATAGCCTGGTTTGTACACAGAGAACTCAACTGCATGAATGGCGGTTACACGATCCAGTATGAATGATCGTAGACCTCTGGCGTAGCCTGACGCACTCCAGCTAACACGCGGTGCGGATTCAACTGCTTTTTGTAAGCCCCATTGCGTGACTTTTTTCGGACAGCGTTCCAGTCCATCCGATCCAGTTCTCCATAAACCTCTCTTGTTTGAGTTTTGTCTTGCAAATTTTGCTGCAAGTTTGAGAACAAACTCTGCGTGGCTGTGTGCGAGCTTGCCTCTTTCGCAAGCAATATCACGCTCCAAAGGAGAATCGGACCTTTTAAGCCAATTTTCAAGGGCATCTTTTGTATGTTGGGGTGCAGTTTCTTTTAAAATATGTGTAACTGAGTGATATACGTTGTTCTTTTCGTCACGGTAGACTCTATACGGTCCACTATTATCTTGAATTAGAGTCCACTTTCGCAGAGAGGCTAGTGCGTTTTGTTTGTCTAGCGTACCCATAAGTGGTGAATAAATACACGTTCCCATAATTAATATACAGCAAAATAAAAGAGGGTCAAGTGACCCCCTCCTATGAATGGCGATTATTCCTCTTCTTTGAAAGGATTACCACCTGATATGAGTCTGTCTAAATCAAACTCTTTTTCTGCTTCCCATGCTTCTTCTACAGCTTTAGCCATAGCTTTTTTCTTGGGGGCAGCTTGTACAGTGTACTTTGTGTCTGTGCCTTGTCCTTCACGAGATAAGTAAAAGTCACAGTCAGTCATAGAGTCTGCGTAATCTTCTAATTGGCTGATTACGTCAAACTGTTGAGTGATTGTTTTTTGAACCCAAGAGAATACTTGTACACGTTCCAGGTCGTAATTATACACGGGAACTGCGTGGGCTACTCTGCAAGGTTCTGGTCCTGTGCCATCTCGTTTGAGAGATCGTATGAAATCTTCTCCTAGTTTCTCAGTGATGTCCTCTGGGGTAGGCTCCTCTGCGAAACGGAATGGCTTACGCTTTTCTGGGTCATTAACGTGATTACCCCATAGTTCGTAGAACATGAAAGGTTCTTCAGCTAATAAAGTAAAGCGGACTTTTTGACCACCTTTAATACTTGAAGGATTAAGATAGTCGTCTTTTGTGCTACTTGAAGATGCAGCATCTTCTCTAGCGATAGTAGAAATGAAAGGCATAATGCGTGTTGGCTATGAAAGCCTGAGTTGCATTATTATTGTAGTACATAGACAAATCAATGTCAATGATATATAATAAGAAAACCCTAAAGGGTGGAGTTCCTTCAGGGTTTCAACATATAGTCTACAGTAGGTATTGTAACACATGAGTAATAAAAATTTCATCCCAGAAATGCCATTGTCTTGGCTGACCTGTCCAGTATATGCAGAGGGTGTGCTGTTACCAAAGAGGGATAAATCTAAACCAGATGTATATTCTGATGGAAAAGTACCCTATGGGAAAGCATGGAGGCAGAAGTTAAATGTAAATGATTCTGCATTGATGATTGAAAAAGAGCCAGATATTTATAAGGCAATCGGAGTATTTACTGGGCCTAGATCAGACGGTCTTGTGATGTTTGATGTAGATAAAAACTTAGGTGCTATTGAAAAGAAATGGGGTAAGGATCTTAAAAAAGCTCCAAAGATAACTTCACTTAAAAAGAACGCTGCAAAATTTTTATTTAAAGTTCCACAAGAGCTATGGTCTGAAATAGAATCTGTCAGTCATACTGCTGCTGGACACGAAGGTTGGGAAGTTTTATGGGGTGGACAAGGTGTAGTAGCTGGTGAATATTACAAAAAAGAGATAGGAAAAGGTACATATAAACTAAAAGGTGATCTGTTTGACGTACCAGTAGCACCAGAATGGTTGCTGACTCGTATGAAAGAGCAGTACACAAAGAAGAATCAAAGTATTGATGTTAAATATGTTGATAACAGGTGGAGCAAACGAACCAAAGAAGAAAGAATAGCTATTGTTAGTGGCTGTTTAAGTGTCATTAAATATACAGGACCAAACAGTGAGAGATACTGGTGGGAGATAGGGGCAATGATAAATAATGAATTGCCAGGGATTGAAGGACTTGAATTATGGAGAGAGTGGTCGAAGAAAGATCCAGATTATGAACACTGTTGGGAAAGTGGTTCAGATCCATGTGAAGCTAGATGGTATGCAACATGGAGAAATGATGGTGCACAGTACAATATGTCGCACTTGATAAAACTTGCAGATGAAGTTGATCCCGATAGAAAAAGATTTAAGGAAACTGGATTAGACAAACTAATTGATGAAGTACAGGCTATTCCGCTTCGATATGCGATAGAGGTGCTAGATGGTGAGGATCTCATCAAGAAGTACATGGATATTGACAATGATCCTAAGAATGAGAACCCTGCATTACACAACCAAGCTGTTCATAAACTAGCCATTGAAGCTAAACGTAGTAATGCTGCTGAGATTGAGCGATTAATTGATGCTCACGAAATGTTCAATAGAACTAAGGGTCAAAAACCTTTAGCCATTGATGAGCTAGACGATACACCATTCGACTATTTAATTCCAGGATTACTACCAAAACCTTGGACTTTACTTGTTCACGCAGATGGTGGTACAGGTAAAACTGCAATGTGTCAGACAATAGCCAAGCATATTGGACAAGGCCAAGCATTTAACGTGTATGGACATTTGGTAAACGTACCAGTTGGTAAGGTTCTATGGTTGAACGGAGATCAGAACGAACGGATACTACGCAGACAGATGAAATTAATCGGATGTGATAAAAACGTAAAAGTTGTAACTGAGTGGGATATGCAGTGGTATTCCAGATTCAGAAAAATGATGAGTAAAAGTAAGTATGATCTTGTAGTTATTGATAGTTTAGATGGTTGTAATGACCACAACCCATACGAAGAGAATAGAAGAGAATATGCGTTGCCAATTAAAAAACTTGTTAGACGTAATGGACAGGACTTCCCTGCTTGCTCAATAATTATTATTCATCACAACACTAAGGAAGGTAAATTTAGGGGTACTTCAGCTATCAAGAACGCAGTGGATGAGTCTTGGAATATGAGAAAGTTATCTGCTAATGACGCTGCTGAAATGGGTCTTACCGCAAATAGTAGGTTAGTAACTGTTGAGAAGTCCAGAGAAGATCGTGAAGGAGAGCGTATGATATTTACACTCAAGGCAGACTTTACATACGATATAAGCCCTGCTCCAGAACGTGCAGATGAAGTTAGGCTGGACACTCCAAATAAACATACTTTGGATATTCTTAATTTGATGAGAAGAGAAACTAAAGCATGGTGTGTAAAAGATTTAGTTGAGCACGATACAGTAGGTGGAATACATAGAAAAAGATCAATAGTTTATAGCCTTAACAAATTGGAAGGACAGAAACTTATCGAAGAAGTTGACGTTCCAAGGGGTAAAAGTAAAGGGGGTAGACCATCTAAATTTTATAAAGCAGTTGGGAAGGAACTACCTAGATCATTTAGTTCTCTCACGCGTGATATACCCCATAATGAAGTGTATAAACCTAATAATGTAGACACTGGAACGGATTTGAATAACAATGAGATTGGTAAAAACCCTAATTTTGTAAAAACCCCAGAAGAAGAGGGAGGTTTATACAAAGATGAGGTTAATACAAAACCGATTGTTAATGAAACTCCTTCCACTGGAACGGAAGAAGGTTTATACACACCTGGGTCTAGATATAAGGAAGATGAAGATGATAAGTTTTGGGATACCGAAAATCAAGTAAAGAAAATATCCACACTGGATTCTGCAAAAATGATTTATGAATCATGTGTAGATGATGATAAAAAGATTATTGATATTGATTAACTTGTATGTATAATATATGTAGCTTATATGTATTATGTCCGATTTAACTCAATTTAATTCTGATTTAGATAACTATGATTCTGATTTTATGGCTTTAAGTCAGATACAGAAAAAGATGCTTGCTAGACAACAGATGCACCAATTACAAATAGAAGAAAATAAAGGTATAGCTACTTACAGTAAGAAGATTGCAGAACAAGCTATTAAAAGAGTACAAAAGCTAGAGGGTGAAGAAGGTTATTACACTGTTAAAAAGTTAAATGTATTAGTAGGTGATTTATGGAAAGAAAATGATGAAAAGAGTGAAATAAGTAAAAAACTTGGCAAACTATGTACGAAATACGGAAGAATACGAATACCTGTAAAAGATTCAAACTGGGGAACTGTATGGGGTTACGATCCATATATTATTCGTATATTTTTAGAAAGTCGGAACATACCTGTACCTGAGGAAATATTATATGCCCAGTAAAATTAACTTGTTAATTCCTGACTACCAGCGTGATTGGTTAGAAAGTAAGAAGAAACGCTTTACATCTATGTCTCATATAATTAGAGTATTGATTGATGAGAAAATGGAGGAAGAAAATAGTGAGTAATAAAACTATAAGTGTCACTATTTACGAAGAGAAATTTCCTGCTGACGATAGCCCACTAGCCACTGTGCGTTATACAGAGTATTCAGATCACTCAAGAAAGAAAGTTGAAAAAGTAAATCAGGTTGAATACTTTGATAAAGAGTATTTTCACAGTCAAGTTTTAGAGGCAGTTCGCTATGGACTTGATGTTTCGATATGCACACAACTTAGTGTTAAAACTTTACAAAAAAAGTTAGATCTCTGGACAAGATAGTACTACATTACTACAATATTAAAACTAGCGTATCCTTTATATGGAATTTAAAGAAGAGGAAGTAGTAACTAAAAAATCTACTATTGATGTGCAATCAGGTGAAGTACATAAAGTTACTGAAAAGGACAATACTGTAAGTGTTGTATTTCAAGAAGAGAAAAATGACGTTCTTATGAAATGTGTCATAAATCTTACAAAAGATCAGCTTGCACATATTAATAGAGAACATAATATAAAACCTTTAGCTAAAGAACAGCTACAGGCAATACACGCAAAGAATGATGCAGCAGAGATAAAAGAAGCTGCGTTAGTTCCTGCTGATCCTGTAGTGGAGATTACAATTCCAGCTAAATTAAATTCACCTGTAAAACACTTACCAACAGAGACTTATCCCCCTTTAAATTGGAAAGATAAAACTCCAGAAAGGGAAGCTAAAATATATCGTTCCAAAATAGACCCTGATAAAATTACATACTTACTTAACTACATATTTAGGTGGCATAAAAAGAACAAATATCATAGAGCCAAAAAAGATAAAAATTGCAACCTAGCTCATTTCTTAAAAACTTATTTACCAAATAACAATGGTATGGACTTTCAAACTGCTAGACGTATATACCTTGCACAGACTTACAAAGATATAACAGAATCTTATAGATCACAGTGGGTCGCATTAGTCCAAGATTTAGACACAAGAGGTTATCACAACGAAGTTCCCGATTACTTACGAAAACATTACAAGTGTTGACAAATGTGCTACAGTAGTAGAGCACATATTTAAGGTTCTCCCATGACCTCAACAATAACAAAACAAGAATATTCCGTATATCAAGGAATATCAGAATTACACAGACTGCATACTGCACACAGTATTGCTTTTGATACAGAAACACTACAATTACAGCCAGAAGAAGGTAAGCTCCGACTAATTCAGTTGGGGTCTTTTTCTTCTCGAACCA